TAAGTGCAACTAAGGAAAACTTTATGGGTTCTCCCAAGCCGCAATTAACATCGGATGCAGCGGTTGACTCAAAAGCACCCCTCCACACAATAACAGAGTCGTTATGTGAAGGAATCCCTAGGACTCTACCACCTATCCGCACAGGAGTATCCCAGCCTGTGACTGAGCCGGACCACGATCAGTGGGCCGAAGACGCTTGGACTGCGTTCTTAAGATCTCTTAAAAGATGTCCACAGCGTGTGGGGTCTTGTGCTACAGAGCATGCTACTTTCATAGCAAGGTACACGAAGCGTTCAAAGGAGGGAACAGCCATGAAATGGCTGAAGTTCCACACCTCATACATCTTCGCGTATACAATGGCACAAGACGAACTACCCCCTAGTCCTGGTCCCTTTGATCAGGGCGAGCGTCCCGGGGGCATCGTGGGAGGAGATATTGGTCGCGCTCTAAGGGCTATAATGGCGAGAGGTCATGATCATAATGATTGGCCTAGCCGCCGGTGTGCGTATGACATCCTGATGTCGAAATTAGGGTTCCCCTGCGCACCGGACTCGTTCGTTCAGCAGACATACCTTGATCATAAGGTTGCGCTTTCTAAAGCTAACGAAGAGGTTACAGACCCCGAAGACCGATTCATCCTTGAGAAGGTCTCAGATCAGATTGACAGAATCTGCAGGAAAGTGTTCCGATCACCTTTCAGCCATAAGGACCCAATGCCTTCACTACGAGCTTGTTACGAAAATAAGCTTAGTGATGCTGGTGCCTTAGGCGAGTTATTGAAGGGCTACCCTATGGACATTCAACAATGTCTTGGTCAGGAACAGTTGGTGGGTATGACTTGGAATCCGCGTGATGGTTCTTCCGAGATCCGTTTCGTCGATGGGGAAGATGATGTTAGTCGCTTTCAGGACTACGTCGATTCTCTATGGATCAAACGTATCGAGGACCCTCTTGAGGCGGTCCCCGTACCTATCCTTGAACCCCTTAAAGTTCGTATGATCACGAAGGGGCAAGCTGCGGAGTACTATCGCACTATTGAACTGCAGAAGTTCATGCATAGTAATTTACGAAGGCATCCTCTCTTCCAGTACATAGGCCACCCGATTGATGATCAGTCGTGGGTCGAAGCCTTTGGTACGAAGGATGAACTTCCTTTGGATAAGTTCTACGTGAGCGGTGACTATAAAGCTGCGACGGATAATCTCCGTCCCAGTCTCTCTCTTTATACCTGGGAACGCATCTGTTCTTATGCGACCATATTTTGGGCGGGAGAGAATAGGAGGTTAGTAGATACACCTTACTATCTTTTAGGAGCGAAAGCTCTATGCAAGCACCGACTTCATTATCCAGATGGTTCTACTGTCGATCAAACTTGGGGCCAGCTCATGGGTTCCCCTATGTCGTTTCCGATTCTTTGCATTGTGAATGCTGCTGCCTCGATTGTGAGTCTCGGGGAGGTCTTTCGAAAAGATCTTCCTATGAGAGTCAACGGTGATGATATTGGTTTCATTGCTGATGGGGCGCAGTATAGGACGTGGAAGTCCGTGACTAAGGTTTGTGGGTTGGA